ATGGTGGACGACTATATCAGTCTGCACTTGACGTGCATACCAAAATACATTGCGTCCAATTGGAGGAAGTACGTTGACGCGGAGGAGGTGTGCTTGGCGTGAAGGAGTTGCACGTCAGCCAAATAACTGATTACCAAACGTGCCCGCGCATGTACAAGTACCGCTATGTGGACTGGTTGGTGCCGATGCAACCACCCACGAAATTGGCTATCGGTACTATAGCCCACGCCGGGGTCGCGGCCTTCAACCGTGGTGAAGACCCGTTTGGAGCCGTGGACGCGGCGCTGACGCAGGAGATCGCGCGTATCAGAGAGGTGGCTGCCGCCGTCGGTGCGCCCGTGGACACCAGCGAGCTGGAGAAGCAGGCTGAGTTGGTTCCAGAGCTGGTGCAGGCTTACATGGATTACCACGCGGCCAACAACGACGGCATCAAGATGACGCACGTCGAGCAGCCATTCGCGGTGCCGGTTGTTCGGAAGTGGGGTGCTCGCTGGCGTAGGAGCGGTATCAGCTACGTGGGTACGTTCGACGGGATAGCGGAAGACCGCCACGGGCGGCTGTGGGTATGGGAAAACAAGTTCCTGGCCCAATTCCCGAGCGAGATAACCCTGCGGTTGGACCTGCAATGCGGGTACTACCTCATGGCGGCCAGGATGCTGTTCCCGAATCGCGAGGTGACCGGAATCGTTTACGACGTGGTGCGTAAAGTCAATCCGGTCAAGGCCAGAACGCCAGTCGTCGCGCGGTATATGGTCACGCGCAACGATGTGGAGGTCCAGCACCTGATGGAACGGCTGCCGTTCATCTGCAACCAGATTGACACGGACAAGCTGTACATGCCCCAACCTGGGCTGCACTGCTCCTGGAAGTGCCGTTACACCGATCTGTGTGTTGCGGAAGAGGACGGTAGCGGAGTCGATGCGTTGAAAGCCGCGCTGTACGTGCGGCGCGAGCCACCGAGAGTATTGACTGAAGAGGAGGCTGTCTAATGTCTGTTTTGGAAATGAGCCGCCCGGCGGCGGTCGTAGCGCCGAAGATTCGGCGCATATCGGAGAGTCCACGTTATATCAAGGCGCTGATAATCGGGGACTCCGGTGAGGGCAAGACGTACCTGGCTGGTACGATGCCCAACATCTTATTGTGCTTGTCAGAGAAGTCGGTGTCCGAGGCGACGCTGTGGGCGTTGCACCGGGCCGGGATCGACCCGGACATTTGGGACATCGACTCCCTGGACGATCTGCGGGACGCCTACCTGTACCTGGCGTCCGGCGATCACAATTACACGGCGGTCGGCATAGATTCACTGACCGACCTATCCTTCCGAATTTACAAGGAGGTGGTTGCTGAAGCATTCGCGCGGTCTTCGCGTCACGACCCGGAGGTTGCGGAGATGAGTGACTGGAATCGCATCACGATGAAGATTCGCGGGGTTGTGGACAATTTCCGTGATCTGCCGATGCACGTTGTCATGACCGCGCGGGTCATGGACATTCGCAACGAGATGAAGAAGGTTCCGTTTGTGCAACCGCGTCAGATAGCCGCCGACCTGCCTGCGCATTTCAATCTCGTCGGTTATTTGGAGCGGATCAAGACCGGAGACGGAGACGTGCGGCGTCTGTATCTGGAGCCGCAGCCGACGACTTTGGCGAAGAACCCCGGCGGAATGCTGCCGCCGCACATCGACAACCCGGACTTCCGGGAAATCATGCAGATCATAGGAGGAGAAAAGTAATGGCACGGTTCCTGGTGAATCTAAACGACGTGAATTTCGAGGCTAACTACGAGCCGCTTTTGCCAGGGGTGTATGAAGTGGTCGTGGACGCCTCCAAGGCCGAGATCAAGGAAGCGTCCACCGGCACTCCGCAGTTGCGGTTAGACTTCATCGTGGTATCCCCGGAGGAGTACGCCGGTCGTCGGGTCGTGGACTTTTTCGCCCTGACCGAGAAGGCCAAGTGGCGGCTCGGACAGTTGCTGACTGCCATGGAGTCCACGTTGCCCGCCAACCTCGCGGAGGTGGAGATCGACACCGACCGCTGGCACAACCGTCCGTGCAAGCTCGTCATCAAGCAGGAGGTGCGTGACGGCGAGATTCGCCACCGGGTGGCGAAGATTCTGCCGGTGACAGCCGCCGCGACCCAGGTGGCGGATGTACCACTTGTCGTCAACGCGCAGCGGAATCAGCCGCTTGTTCCACCGGAAGGCAAGCGTAGGGTGCTGTTTTAAAGAATTAAGGGGGAGTTGTTAAACTCCCCCTTAACAAACGCCGCCCCTGTGACGAATATGAAAAGAAAACAGGGAGGTTGCACCGTGAAGTTGACAGACGTGCGGCGGTTCCATAACTATATCGTCTTTTACGAAGACGATGAAGGGCACCTGTGCGTATACCAAAGGGCTTCCATGTCGTTCATGACGTTGGTCTTGACGTGGTTCAAGATGTACGTCGAGAAATCCCTCAACGAATACGTGAAAACGGGGTTGGTGGTGCATGAGAACGATAGGTCTTGACCCAGGGAAAACCACCGGTTGGGCTGTGATGGCCGATGGGTGGTTGGAGAGCTGCGGCCAGGTGGAAGGTATTGAGGCGGTCATCGGTGTGCTGGACGCCATTCAGCCGGATGTGGTGGTGTCGGAGGGCTTTCGCTTGTATCCCTGGAAGAAACCAGGGTTTGAACGCATCTGGAGCGCCGAGATCCAAGGCGCGGTGATGTCCTGGTGTAACGCCCATCGGGTGCAATACGTCGAGCAACCGGCCGCCATGCGCGGAGTGGCCGACCCGATCATTCGGGCGATGAAGCGCCAGCAGAAGATCAAGTGCAAGGCGCACGCGCTCGACGCCCTGCGGCACGCCGTCACGTACCTGTGGCGGTATCACCCGAATCTGCTCACGCCGGTGGTGCGTCAGTACGGGGAGGTTGTCGGTCTTGTCGGCGAAGTGTAAGGAGTGCTCGCTGGCCGAGTGCCCACGGGTTCCCGCCGTGGGACCGGCTGATGCCAAAGTGGTGATCGTCGGTGAAGCGCCTGGCGAAATGGAGGCCCGTTTGGGCCTCCCATTCGTCGGGCGCAGCGGTAAGCTGCTTGACCAGTTACTGGACGGTATTGGTATCTCGCGGCAGGAGTGTTGGATCACCAACGCCGTTCTCTGCCACCCGCCAGACAACAAGACGCCGACCGCCAAGGACATAGCGGCGTGCAGGCAGCGGTTGCTGGACGAGATAGCGGCCAGGGAACCGAAGCTCGTCATAGCCCTCGGCAAGTCGGCTATCACGTCGCTGGTCGGCAAAGCGGTGAGCATCAAGCAGGTGCGCGGGCGTCCCATGGAATGCCATGGCGTCACGGTGCTGCCGACGTACCACCCGGCTGCCGTCCTGCGCTCGCCGTCCCTGTACCCGGATCTGGCGCAAGACTTCACCCTGGCAAAGGAATTGCTCGCTGGCAAAGTGGTGGTATGTCGGACTACAGGGAACGTCAGCTATCAAATAGCCAGCAGTGTTGAAGAAGTGCGGCAGATGCTGCGCAATCCAAAGACAGTCATTGACATTGAAACCGCGTCCGATGGCAGCTTCCTGTGCGTGGGCGTGTGCGAAGGGGATGAGGTTGTCATCGTCACCCCGGACGCGCTCGGTGGCTTGGCTATCGACGGCCTTATCAGCGGCCACAACCTCAAGTTCGATATGCAACAGTGCGTGGCGTTCGGCATTGGCCGCCCGCAAACGGCATATGACACAATGCTGCTGCACTATCTGCACGACGAGCGGCCAGGCCACCACGACCTGGAGAGCGTGGCCATCGAGCACCTGGGCGTGCGGCCATGGAAGCACGTGATGAAGCCCTACAAGCACCGGTTCGAGGACGCCCCGCGCGAGGTTCTCTATGAGTACAACGCCTGTGACGCCTACTACACGCGCAAGCTGATCGAGCCGTTGAGCGCCCTCCTCACCGACGAAGAGAAAAACCTCTATGAGGTGCTCCTGGCTCCGGCCTCCGACGCGCTGGCGGCAATGGAAATGCGCGGCGTTCGGGTGGATGTGGACTACTTGCGGCGTTTGGACGAGCAGTACGCCGCCGAGATCGAGCAGGCCAAGCAGGAGCTTTTTCGCCTGGCCGGCCACGAATTCAATCCGGCGTCCTGGCAGCAGGTGGCGAAGATCCTGTACACCGAATTGCGTCTGCCGTTGCCGCATGGGAGGGTGTCCACGGACGTTGACGCCCTGGAGGCGCTGAGCGGCCGTCACCAATTCCCTGGCAAGCTGCTGGAGTACCGCAACAAGCAGAAGTTCCTCAGCACGACTGTGCGCGGGGTGACAAGCGCCGTTGACCCCCAGGGGCGAGTGCACACCACGTTCAACCTCCATGGCACGGTGACCGGCCGGTTGAGCAGCAGCAACCCGATAAACTTGCAGAACATTCCACGCACGGAAGAGGCAAGGAACATCTTCGTTGCCAGGAGCGGATGGTCGCTGGTGGAAGGCGATCTAAGCCAGGCGGAAATCAGGGTGCTGGCGATGTTCTCACAAGACCGGGCGCTGATAGAAGCGTTATGCAACAGCGATGTGCACAAGGCCGTGGCCTCGATGATGTTCAACGTCAAATTTGAGGACGTTACCAAGGAACAGCGCCAGGCGGCGAAGCACCTGGCCTTCGGTGTGATCTACGGCATGTCGCCCAAAGGACTTGCGTTCGAGTTGGGATGTCTGGAAATAGAGGCGGAAAGTCTCATACGCAAGTTCTTCCAAGCGTTTCCCGCCGCGCACGAGTGGATTCGAGAGACGCAGCGCGAGACCCTGCGCACGAACAAAGTCAAAACACCATTCGGTCGCACGCGGCGTTTCGAGTTGATAGACGAAGGCAACAAGTCGGAAGTCATGCGCCAATGCGTGAACGCGCCGATTCAATCCACGGCCAGCGACATCACGCTCATGGCGCTGACTTACCTGCCGACGGAGTTAAACTGCGCCACGACTTACCCCGTTCTGACGGTCCACGACTCGATCCTTTTGGAGACGTGCGACGATCCTGTTGCCGTCGCCAAAAGGCTAACGGAGCACATGGCGCGACCGTACCCGTTTTTCGGAGACGTGCCGATGAAAGCGGATGCCAAGATCGGAACGCGGTGGGGCAGCCTAAAGGAGGTGTGAGGTATGGGATAGCGAAGATGCGAAACAAGAGCAAGTCCTATTGGAAGCACGGTCGGCGGTACATCCTGGACGTGGCTCTGATGCGGAACAAGGAACAGCGCAAGAGGCCAAAGCTGGAACCGCTGGACCTTAACCGCCCCGATTGGAGCAGACAATAAGAAAGCCCGGAGAAAACCTCCGGGCTTTTCCATTTATTCCAATTTATCCGTGCGTTTTAAGGCCCTCAAAATTCGGGGCTGGTATGATTCATCCTACCCGACCTTTCCGACGCCTCTGCGGACCTATGCGTTCTTTGCCGTCGAAGGCGGCTGGACCTTCGTGGCACCTGGGTCCGCCGTGGTCTCATGAACGCCCATGCTGGCGAAGGCCACCAGGAAGGCGTTCACGACAGCCAGGCCGATGCCTTGCGGGTCGGGCTTGGCGGTCGTCAACAGAATGAACGCCTGGATTCCCGCCGACACCAGAAGCGCCAGCAGGCGCACATACACGTCCGGCAACGCGCGTTTCACGAATCCTTTCAGGTAACTAACGATGAGATACGTGACCGCCACAGCGCCCGCGTAGCTAGCCAAGTACTGCATCGTCACCAGACTGTTGGGCATTTGTTTCCCTCCTTACCACGGCATCGTGTCTCCCATTCCACGCCGATGCGCCTCTTTCTCGATGAGGATTTTCACCGTGTGGTGCCCGATTCCATGGCGCATGGCGTGCTCCTCCAACGGACCTTTCACGTGGTCCATTCCTCTTCCACGCATGGCCTCAGCAGCCCCATCGTGGGCGTGCTGGCGCACTTCCTCACTCGTTATTCCCTTCACCTTTTTCTCGCCTTTTTCTTTCCCATGGTGGTTCATCGCCAAGCTCTTCTTATGCAGTTCATCCATGTGCTTCTTGGTGATGCTGTTTATGGTCGCCATTATCCCTTCACCCTCTTCAGTCGCGGATTAGCCTTCTTCGCCGCAGGGCTCGCCTCGCGGGTACGAGCGGCTAGGATCGCACCAGCACGCTTCTTCGAGATGCCTTCCTTCTTGGCGATCTTTTCCTGGACCGCCTTGAAGCCGGGGTGCGCCTTCGACTTCGCCATTTCCAATTACCCCCTTTGTCAATTCTCGCCAACACATTAGACAGTCCGCCAAAAATGGATCGTCACATGGGCATCGGCTCCTCGTCCTCTTCGTCGTCGTCCGGCTCGAACCACGGTATGTCACTCACGATTCTAACCTCCATCCCATCATGTTCCGCAGTTGATTAGCGGTTAGATGGTAGAAATCCCTGTTGAGCGCGTCCATGAACCAACAGTTGCCAAGCGCCGTGATCGCTCGCTGGTACTCGTTCGCGATATCCTGAATGCGGCTGGTGGTGAATATGCGGTCGGCATACGCCTGATTGTATCCTTTGCCCTCACGGTAAGCGTACACCGCACCCATGCCGCCATTATACGCCAGGCACACCTCATACCAGTTGCGGCAACCCTCCACTTCGTGTAGGGTCTGTAGCCGTTGGGCGCACCACGGTATGGCGAATTTGGGGTCATACGCCTGCGCGTCGGACACATCGGGCCACGCCTTGTTGTTGATCTGCGCAATGCCGCGATCAACACTGCCGTCCGGGTTCTCGGACCGCGCGTTCGGGTCGAAGTCACTCTCATGGTACAGAAGCGCCGCCAGGAGCATCCCTGGCACCCGGCGCATTATGGCGCTCTCTTTGATGATGGAAACAAATTGGGACGGTATCTCAAGCATGGCACATTATCACCTCGTTATCGTGATCTGCTGACTACCAGCGTTAAACATGACGGTGTACCCCAGGTGTTCAGCCAGGAAGCGAAGCGGCGCGAGAGTGAGCGAACCGCCGATCTCCGGCACGACTGGGTACGGCATCTGCCATTCCTGGCCGTCAACGACCGCTTTGGTGCTGTTCACCCAAAGAGTGATGTTTTTGGCTTGCGGAGGTGGCAGGATCACGTCAACGTTGGACCACGCTTCCACAACGTAATGGGTGGTGTCCGACGATCCGTTGAAGAAGTCGTAGGGCAGCCAGAAGTAACCATCGTCGCCCCACGATGTTCCCCAGGAGTTGGCGCACCGCAGGAAGCCGGTCCTGGTCGCCGGTTGCGTGTACGGCGGCGTGCCCTTGTACGAGTGCGTCAGTTTGTCGTTGTAGCCCACGCACCGCACCGCGTGCAGGCCGACGACGGAGCCGCCGGGCATATCGACGAAGCCGCCAGGTTCCGGCGAGAAGAAATTCTGGCACACGAGCACGCACAGGAGCACTGGTCCCTGGCGCGTGTTGATCGCGGTGCGAACCTCGTCCAGCGTCTGCACCCTGGCATACGCGCCCATCACGAAGTTCTTGGCCTCGTCCAGCGCGGCCTGCGGAGGCGGCGGAACGTTAACGTCAGAGGTCAGCCAGGAGTACGGGAGCGTTTGGTCGCGGCAAGCGCCCGTCTTTTGCAGCACCTGCATGGTGCAGCGCGGATAGCTGCCTGGCTGATTGGGCATACCGTCGATTTGCTTCTCGCTGGCGTATATCTGCGCCACGGACGCCACGTAGTCCAGCGACGGGTAGTCGCGGCGCTTGCGGTACGTGACGATACCAGCGCCAGCTTCCGCCGTGCAAGTGCCAAGCTGCCCCTGGTTGTTGATCGGACCGAGGTATTCCGGCTCCAGGTAATCCTCTTCCGGTGCCGCCGTTGGCGGCCTCAATTGCGCGAAGATGAAGTCCCGGTGGTCCTTTGGCGACGGGACCACACCCATTCCCGGACGGCCACCCACTACGTCCGGCGGGTCCAGATCCTTGCTCGGGTTGAAAAAGGCGTCAGCCTTATAAATTTCGTCCATGCGAATCACTCCTTAATGCAATGCCATGCGTGCCAACCAACCACATATGCCCATCAGTACCGATATCGTAAACACCGCCCAATTGGGCAACCGATTGCGCAGGCCGTTTATCGTGTCCCACACGTCTTTCATCTCTTTCGCTTGCCCTTCTTCGTGGCGGTCGATTCGGTCTATGATCGTCGTTGTTCTCTCGACCATTACTCGGCCAAGAGCGCATTCGGTAGTAACCTTGGAATCAGCGCCGTTCATCCCTCATTCCCCCTCTTGAATCCGACGATCTTTTTGGTCTTCGGATTGAAGAGATCGAGCAGGTTATTTACAGCACGCTTGGCGTCGAACCTGTCACCGCATGTGAACAGATCAACGCACACCAGCTTCTGTGCGGGCCAGGTGTGGATCGCCAGGTGTGACTGTTCCAGCGGGATGATCATGGTCATCACCGATTCACCGTATTCAGTTTTATGGATGTGCTCCGGGAAGTCTTCATACATGCGCCTGACTTCCGCCATTCCCGCGTCTCTTACGGCTTTTATTGCTGCCTGCCTTAACGACTCCCCGGTTAAAATGTTATTGCAATTGTAGAAGTCGGCGAAGTACAAATACCCCTTCACTTAACATCCTCCTCAGTCTAACCATCCCCATTGCCAGAGATAGTTGAATTCCCGCAACGCACGCTGCCCTATATCCATGCGATAAATTTCGTAAGGCGTCACCGATATCTGCTCGATGGTGCTATACGCCTTGCGGACGGCCTCTGGAATCGACGGGCCGTCCTGCGTGATCACCGCAAGGTAGCCCATGTCTCCGGCACCCATCACCTCGCCATCAACCCACCTCACTTCGCACAGCCACACGTTTTGCAGCCCAACCTTATCAAGTCCGTGGACGACGATCAACTTGTTGCGCGTCGGATGCTGGTTCGGGAATGAACCGGACGCCAGGACGAGCGTGCAGTTGACCGCGTTCTTCATTTGAATCGGCGCGGGATCGGCCTGCGCCATGCGCAGCATCCACGTCCCGACGGGCTCGGCCAGGAGGTTGCACCAGGAGTAAAGCGTCGGGTATCCTGGCCTGGCTGTAAATTCTAGCGGAATGGCATGTTCCGCGTTGACTATGCAGTTAACGTCCAGGAAGCCAACGTATTGCTTATCAGCCAGGAAAGGCTCCATTGGCTTGAGAACCGTTTGGAACAAGCGCGAGTTTTGAGCAACGTAGCCGATCTCGGCGGTTTGCCCCGTATTTGGCCCAAGTCCTCCATCCATTAGCTTCTTTTCTTCCTGGTTGAGATATGTGGCCTCATTTCTAAACCGCTGCCCATCGTAAAAGGCCGTCACCGCGAATTCGATGCCATCGACCGTCTGTTGAAGAACGAAGTCAACCGGTTGGTTGTTGCCAAGCTCTTTCCAGTTTTTCTCCAGGTACTCGATCCAGTCCAACATGTCCTCCGGGTCTTTCGAGACGTGCGCGGCGTCCCGGTCCACCTGGGAATTGTGTTTCATCGCCCATGCGCCGCCGTTCTCCTGGAGGAATTTCCGGGCGCTGTTGAAGTCGGTGAACCGCTCCATCGGGACCGTCTCGATCCCCATTTGCTGCATCACGTCGTTGGCAAATGTCCGGTCGTTCTCCAGCCTGGCAACGTCCGGGTGACCACCGCCGATAACGAGCTTGCCGGGGTATTTCTCTCGCACCTCCATGCTCCACGCGCTGGACTTGTAGGCGGACTCGCCGGGGTGCTTCTGGTCGCAATCGTCGAAGAACACCAGGTCGGCTTCCTCGACGTGCTTGCGCCAGTCGTCAACCTTTTCCAGGAAGCCGTCCATCACGTCCTTCTCCTGGCTTTCGTGGATGTAAAACAAGACTTCATGCCCTTCGGCACGAAGTCTTATTCCGACGCCGCTGGCTTCACCCAGGGCGCTGACGATGAGGAATTTAGCCACCGCAATACCTCCTATTGGGCCGCTTGTTGGATCGCCTGCTTATTGAGTGTGCGCATCTGCTTTGCCTGCTGCACTTTTATCATCAACTGGAGCTTCCTCCGCAAGGACTCCAAGCGTTGCGTTATGGTTGGATCACTGGTCTGTTGCAGTGCCTGTTCCACCGCTGAGATCATGTCTTGTGGACTCCGAAGCATGTTATTAACTTCGCGTTTCGTTATGGAAACCCCATACTGATCCTTTAGCTGTTTGGCGGCATCTTCAATGTCCTGCACGAACTCCGGGGTCGCTGTTATTCTTCCGGTTTTCACGAGCACTTTCGTCATCGCGTCCACGACGGCGTTATGCAACAGATACGTCCGCGTGGCTTCTTCACGGGTGATCGCCTGTTTGGTGCGCATGTACTGCTCCAAGGAGGGATTAGAAGTGGATGTTGTGCCGAATCCAAGGAACTGTAAAGCACGCTGGCCTGGTGTAGCTGCCCTTTGGTACATTGATACGTTCATTGATATCGGACGAGCCAACTCCTGTACTATTGCGGCAACCACCGGATTGACCGCCGGGTTCAATCGCGTGCCTTGCGTGACATCTTTCCATGGGCCAAACAGCGGAACCTTCTCGATTCCTGGCATTATGTCGGGGTGACGCACTATCGGTATTCGTTGTGATGACGGTGCGAACGGATTGAGCGTACCAGACGCGAGAACCAGGGGCATTGTCACCAGCGGTGTGGCTCTGTTGAATACGAACTGCGGATGGCCCTCCGCTGCTTCCGCCGCCGCTATCAACGTATCAAGTATAGGAGCGTGTATATTCAGGTAGCGAACCGTACCGTCTCCATTTTTACCAAGGACGATTGACAAGGCGTGCGCCGGCGTATCCTCTTGCCACAAATGCTTTCCGTCCATAGCTAGGTGTTGTCTATCTAGCAGGTAAAGACCAAGCGCGAGCGTGGCTGCCGTATGCAAGGCGTGGTATGGATCACCCTTGATGTTCAACATCCTTTTTGGGATGTCGTAAACGATGTGTTTCATCCAGTCATAGAAGTAAAAGAATCTCGTGCCTATTCGCTTCTCCACCGGTGTCAATCTGTTGTACAGGTGCAGCACACTGCCCACAGTAGCCGCGTTTTCGTCGTCGGACAGTCCGCGAAGAGCGCCCCACCTGAAGAGCGCCATGCGGAGAACCTTATCTGATTGCCACGTGACTACCTGTCCTGGTTGCAATGCAGTGTTTATGATGACCATGAACGGGTTGCTCTGGCCCTTCTGCTGTGCGATGAACCTCTTCCAATATTCACTTCTAAACGGGTTCTGCGTCCTGCCGTATTGAATAAGACGCTTCAATTCGGCGCTCCGTGTTTCCCTCGTCCCATATCCGACGAGCGGCGCGTCATGGAATATACCTGCCCGTACCGCGCGGTGGTATAGCTCGCTGTCCGACGTTATGTCCTCAATCGCCTTCGGTATTTGAGTCAGCGCCGGGATGTCCGAAGAGATCATCTCCAGGAGCATATTGGTTACGTGCCACGCGGGAGCCGTAAGGGACGCCTTGCGTATTACGGACGTGAATTTGTCATACAAGCCGATGATCCCAGCCAAACGTTTTGCCAGGTCACTGGTATACTGTTGGGTAGGTGGTGTCATGTAGTCCTCTACGAAATTGGCGAGCCACGTGGGGACGACGAACCGGTCAGGCTGGATGCCAGACAGAAGAACGTCCTGCAAGTCTTGTGGCAAAATGTCCACGTGGCCGGTATCCGCTAACTGCTGAATTGCTTTGTCCGTCAATGTCACACCATGAAAAAACGTTGCCGGTCTCAATGCTATAACCTTCATTGCAGCTTTGGAAGCGCGTATCTTCGCCAACACCTGTCCGATTGACGCAGTGCCCTTGATCTTCTGGCCGTAGGTGCTGAGCAGGTCATCCAGGAGTTTGTGCATGTTCTGCGCACGGATGCTTGTTTCCAACCGCTCGTAAATAATGAACGGGTCATGCGAGTAAAACAATCTACCGGTCTTGGCCGAGAATTGTTTGTCTATCTCCCGCATTGTTCCTTCCAGCGTGCGGTGCTTGGCGTATCCGCCAATTGAAGGAGCGCGTAACGGCCTACGCGCGGCCCTCTGAATGTCCGCCCAAATAACCTGTTCCTCCGGGGTAAGGTCCGCATAGTATTGTGGCCTACGCGGAACATATTCCGACAGGTGCCCACGGCGCAGTGCCCCCAACACCTTGCCGTCCTTCGTCTCGCCTGCGGTCACCCGAGCTATCAGATCAGACAACTTGCGGGCGGCCACGGAGATCGGGTCGTCACCACTGATATTACCTTCGTCAATTCGGTAGTTTATCTCGCGAGCAATATCAGGATCAAGCTGTGGGTTGACTTGGTTCATGATGTCCACAAATTCCCGCGCGACCGGTGCGAAATCATCCGTGATCTCACCGTAAAGGACCCTGTCAACTCTTGTGGCAACATCCTTTGGCATCCCAGGATGCCGCATGAACAACCGTGCCAACGAATCACTGAAGAAATTATGAATGGCCTCCTGCATCCTTTGCGGCATGAAACCGCTGTGCATGTACATAATCGTTGGTGATTCCGTATTACCCTGTTCCGTTGCATCGACGGATGGAACTTCCGTTGCCACCGCTTCAGAGCCGTGTCCAACGTAACCTTCGCGATACTCAATGGTCCCAATACCGTTGCCAATGGAGTGGGCAGGCACACGAGAACTACCTGTTATGATGCCTTGGTTGTTACCTTCTTTTGACAAATTGGTCAACGTATCCAAAAGGAACTTGTTCGCGTCCTGTTGCTTGATGCCAAGGCGCTTGGCTAAGGTTATAGCCACATTCCTGGCAGGAACGCTATTTACCTTTGTTCCAGGATGAGCCTCTTCTATTTTACGAACGGTCTCCGAGTATGCCCATTTTACAGCTTCATTGCCGTCCTTGAATCCGGCCTTGGTGAAAATGTCACCAGACGGTCTGCCTGCGGTGGACTGCCGAGCCATTTGCAACAATTTGTCTAAATGGCCAATGTTCTTGGTGCCAAATTCGGATCTGGTAAAAGGCGTGCGCCCAGGATAGGTCTTCCACTCACCGTTCTCATGAACGAATTCAGGAACAGATTGCACTTCCCCGTGCTTAACTCTATAGACGTTCCCGTTCGCGTCCATACTGTACCAAACTTTTGTTGGGTCGTTCAGTAGTTGGAAGTGCGCCGGATGCGGAGTGGTCGCCTCCTGCAAAAGCTCACTCATGCGCTTCATGGATTGATCAACTTCGGCGGTCGGGGATTTAGGTGCTTTCGTTTCTGTACGAATAGTACCTATATCCTTCGTAGTACCTGTGCCCTCTTCACCAGTCAGATTCTCCTCACCCATTACGTCCGCTTCCACCTGCGCCGCAGCCTCTTCCGCCGCAGCTTGATTGAGCGCCGATCCACCTGCCGCTTCGCTGGTGGCTGATTCAGCCGCCGTGCGCCCTGCCTTGGCCGCATTGTAGCCCATCCGCTTGGCGATGGACAACACGGTGTTCGCGTAGTCCTCATTGTATGGCTTGCCCTCGCGGTAGGCGTGGACGGCCCCCATGCCGCCGTTGTAGCCCATGAGAGCCTCTTTCCAATCGCCGGTCTGGTCGTACAGGGACTTCAATTCCTTGGCGGCCCAATTGATGGCGAAGTTGGGATCGAAAGCCTGCTCGTCGGAAACCTCTGGATGTGCCTTGCTGTTGATCTGCGCGATCCCCCGGTCGATGCTGCCGTCGGTATTTACCCCCTTGGCGTGCGGGTTGAAGCTGCTCTCGTGCTCCAGAACGGCTGCCAGGATATCAGAGGGAACGCCGTTTGCCTGCGCGGCCTCCGCGATAGTATCCCGGAACGTCGTCGGAACGGTGCTTAAATCGCGTGCAGCCGTACCAACCGTCTTACCGGCCCGTTGCAGCAGATTCCCCAGGCGGCTCTTCAGGAACCCTCCCACGTAATGCCCGGCAACACCCAACGCACCCCACGTGGCCGCCTGTTCGGCGGCTTCCTTGGCTATCTCGGCGGGGGACTTGTGCTCCATGGCAGCCGTGCCAGCGCCAAAGAGGGCACCACCCAATGCGCCTTCGGCAGCCGCCGCTCCAGCACCGGCCAGGCCGAGTGCCCCCGCGACGGGCGCT